AGTCAACTACTAAACAGTTCATCCTGTGGACAGTCGCTGGAGCTTTCCTAGGCGCTGCCCTCCTTGCCATAGTTGAGCGAGTGTCCACCTACAGGCCAGCAGTTGTTAACACTGCCAGAGATTAGTGATAGGGTACAAGGGACCTAAGGAGGTCCTATGAGCAAATATTATGTTCTAGTGGCTGGTAAAGGAGCCACCAGTAGACAAAACGTTGAAGCGTTAATGGAAGACCATTACTACGCAAAAGGCGATGGCGGAACTGTTGTAATCGCTATTGAAAAAATGGCAACACCATCACAGGTATTTGTTGCACAGTTTGCTAAAGATAAAAACAAAGAGATAGTTCTGGTTGCAAAGCCAGACGCTGACTTAGGCAACATGCCTGCCGCATCAGTAGTTCATGATGATGAGCCAATTAAAAAATCTGTAGAGATAGTTGCTGGCGCGGACACATCTGCGTTCCTTCTTTGGGATGACGGGGATGAAGCATCGCTTGCAGTATTGGCGTCTTGTAAGAAAGCGGGCATCCCTTGCTATGACTTGATTAACGGGCTGTCAGAGATAACACCATCTGAAACTCTTAAGGAGCCAGAGCCAACCCTATTCCCCCAAGCTGAGATGGTCACAGAAAGCGAGGAGACCGATGAGGAGGAAGAAGAAGTCGACGAGGAAGAAGCCACCGAAGAAGACGACGACGAAGAGTACGAAGACGACGAAGACATTGAAGATATCTATGCGGGAATCGAAGCGATAGCTCGGGTATTCGCCAAGGTATTCATCGAGGAGTGGAAGGCCCAGAGTGGCCCTAAACCCTAAGACCTTAGCTGTACTCCTACATATAGCCGTTTATGGGGCTCCAGAGGGCGTTAAAGGCCTTTCTAGGGACTTTGAGGTAGGTCGTGGGCAGATTGATTCTGCCCTGGCAGAACTAGCCTCTATTGGCCTTGTACGGCTTTCTAACGGAAAAACGGCAAAAGGGACATTCTGGTACAAAGTGGAGATGACCCCAGAGGGCGTAGAGTATGCCCATAACTGGATGACTGGTAAGAAACCGTTAAGGGTTTTACCGAACGGTAAAACCCGAATCTCCATATCACTGAATAGCAATATAGCAGATACCTATAAAGCAGATATTCCATATAGCAATGAGCAGTATGGCTTATATCCTTATTCAGTTAACCAAGGTGCGGAACAGAGTTCCGCACTAGAAGGAAACGAAAAAATAGGAGGAATCATGAGCTTAGGCTCAACGCCAATAGACCCAGACGATTTAGCTGATGAGATGCGGAAAGACAAAGAGCGCAAGAAGCAGGAGCGCAAGGAGCAGTCAGAGGCACACTACAAGAACCGCCAGCGCATCCGCGCCAGCCGTGCTGTAGTTGACTGGTCGCCTGCCGACGTCGTTAACCACTTTGCCGAACAGGTAAAACAGATTTGGAACGTGGAGGATGTAGCGTTATCCCAACGACCTAAGTTGGTTAAGGCTATGGACCTGTTCCGTATAGACAACGACACCAACGGCGAGATTGATAAGTATCTTATTGATGCTTACATATCGACAAAAAAGTTTGATAAGACTAAGTTATATAACCCAGAAGAAATCTTCTGGGGCTTTATCAACTGGGCTCCGTCAAAGGTTGGCGAAGCCAAGCGCTCTGTAAAGGAAGAAGACCTAGATGCTGTTGCCATTGCACGAGCAAAGAACCGAAAGCTGTTAGGGTTGAACTAATGTACAAAGTAGAAGAGCAAAAAGTTCGTCGCAAGATGTGGATTAAATCTTCCAACATCCCTAAAGCACGACTTGGTTGGACACTAGATGACTGCGTTGATACTGACCCCGAAGACATCGAACAGATACGTGGTTGGATTAGTTTGCTAGACCAAGGCGTTAATGTAAGAGCCTCTGGTAGCAGACACTGTGGCAAAGGATTAATGCTTGCAGGTAAGCCAGGACGTGGTAAATCAACGGTGGCTGTTGCAACCATCCAAGATATCATGCGGCTTTCCCCTCCGTCTGCCTTTGATGTAGAGGACGGCCTAACACTTATCCGTCCTTGCTACTTTATGACCTTCAATGACCTGCTTGCATTATCAGGTCAGATGATGGATAGCCCGACAGACTGGGAGGAGGTCCTCTACTATGGTCTCTTAGGTGAAGCGCACGACTCCTATAACGTCAGAGTCCTAGTGATTGACGATGTAGGTAAGGAGCACGCCAGCCTAAGTGGGTGGCAGAAGAACGTTCTGCATCATGTACTACGTACACGGTTCAACCTTGGACTGCCAACCATAGTAACCACTAACGTCAGTCTTGACGACTGGGGTAGTCTTTACGGAGATGCTACTGAAAGTTTTGCTAAGGAAGCGTTTATGTATTTGCCTATGGTTACTAACAAAGGAGACCTACGAGAATGAGCAAGGTAATGGAAACTAAACTAGTACAAGTGTTTCTTAGTCAAACACAGTCGCCTGGTCCTGGTATCTATGAAGTATCAGTAGACGACAACAACAAGTTGTACTGCACCTGCCCTGGTTATCAAGGTCGTAGCACCTGTAAGCATGTTAAGTTTGTAAGCGCACGTATCAAAGCAAACGGTGGCGACAACTACCCACTAGAGTTTTCTAGTCGTGCGTCTAAAGACGACATCAGTAATGCCCGTTCATCAAAAGAAGCCTTCAGGGAGTTTGTAATAAACTTCGGTAAGATAGAAGTCTTTTAATGAAGAATGGGGATATCAGTAACGAACTCCCCAGAAGGATATTAGTTACCACAGACATTATTATGGATGTGGAGATGACAGTAAAGCGTAAGCTTTTAGTAATCCCATCCGTAAAAGTAAATAAAAAGTTTAAACGTGATGCTTTGTCCTATTTGTATGTTTTTACAACTAGGGCAGGTTTCACGCTTGAATTAGTATCATTTGAATATGATAACGATACGTTATCTGAAACTATGGATGCACTTGACAACATGGGTACTAACCCATTTAGATACTACACGGCGTATGAATCGGACAAACACTTGCTCAGCGAACTTCCCTATCGACCTGAAGTAGTTGGCGTTGTTGATGTAGACTCTCGCCTCCTACGTTACGGACACTGGGGAAGGACATTCGCTGACTTACAATGAACAACGAACTACGACTATTAAGTAAAGTATTAGAGAGCCGCGACCTCGCCCCATTATTTGACCGTGGTGTTAAAGACGCATGGTTTGTAGATGGTGAAGTAAGACGTGTATGGGTTTTTGTACGCGACCATTTTTCTAAGTATGCAGAGTGCCCAAGCCTTGATGTAGTAACGCAGAACTTCCCATCATGGAAACAGCATGAGTCTCCTGACGCCCTAGAGTATTTAATTGACAGCGTTGTTGCTGCACGACGTTCCTCTTCATTCTTAAAGATGATTGAGTCTGCAGCTACTACATTTGGTGCTACTAAAGACCACGAAGAGGGACTGCGTATAGTTCAGGCTGGCATCATTGGTTTAGAAGAGGACGGCCTAGGTAAGACCAGCGATGTAAACCTTATTGATGAACCACAGAAGCGTTGGGATGAGTACACCTTCCGTAAGAACAACCCAGGTCTACTTGGAACAGCAACAGGGTTCCCTAGCGTTGACCAAGTTACTGGTGGTCTACAACCTGGTCAGTTGATTGTGATTGTTGCTCCACCTAAAACTGGTAAGTCAACAGTTGCATTACAGTTTGCACAGAACGTTCACCTACAAGATAAGTCTGTTATGTTCCAATCATTTGAAATGAGTAACCACGAACAGCAGACTCGTTACGATGCTATGCGAGCACGCATCTCTCACACACGTCTTATCAATGGTTTGCTTGACCAAGAAGAAGAAGCAAGATACCAAGCAAAGCTACGTTCTATGGAGAACATGCGTAAACCGTTTTGGTTGGTTGACTCCGCTAATGGTTCAACAGTCTCTGGTATTTCTAGCAAGTTATCAGTGTTGCACCCAGAGATTGTATTTATCGACGGTGTGTACTTGATGATTGATGAGCAGACTGGTGAAGCCAATACTCCGCAGGCCATTACTAATATCACTCGTTCCCTAAAGCGCATGGCACAGAAGTACAAAGTTCCTGTAGTTATTACAACTCAGGTACTTAACTGGAAGATGCGTAAGGGTCAAGTAACTGCTGACTCAATCGGTTATTCATCTTCCTTCCATCAGGATGCTGACGTTATCTTTGGTCTACAGCGTGAAGACGAAAACGTAGACGACACTCGTATCTTGAAGGTGCTAGAAAGCCGTAACTCTGGACGTATGGAGATATCGCTTATCTGGGATTGGAGCACAGGTACCTTTAGGGAGATTGACTCAAATGACATCTAGCATTGAGGACACTCTAGAAGTTCTAGGTCTAAAGGTTGTATCAATAAGAAACAGCGAGATACAACTGCACTGCCCTGCTCACAAGGAACGTACAGGAAAAGAAGACAATAACCCATCATTTTGGATTAATGGTGAGAATGGTTTATTTATTTGTTTTTCTTGTCACTGGAAAGGTGGCCTACAAACTTTAGTTAGATACTTAGGTGGTAGCACTGATGCTATAACAGATATAGATTTAACTGTTGACAGGCTTACCGCCCGTATCAAGCAACTGATTGAAGGCGATAAACCTAAGAAAGAAGAGTACGCCCCAATCCATGAGTCAATGCTTCACGCTTTCAAAGAGGTACCACAAGACATTTCTTTGAGTAGAGGTCTATTACCTGAGGCAGTAGCTAAGTACGGTGTTAAATGGAACTCTAACCAAGGCAACTGGATTATCCCCATCAGAGACCCTATGACTAACAAGTTGTTAGGTTGGCAAGAGAAGGGTCAGAAGACTAGGTTCTTTAAGAACACCACTGGAGTTAAAAAGAGTGAAGCCCTATTTGGGTATGAGCACTACAAAGGTGGAGACATGATTGTTGTTGAGTCTCCACTAGATGTTATCCGCTTAGCGTCGGTTGGCATCCAGGGTGGGGTGGCTACTTATGGTTGCGCTGTCTCTGATACTCAGTGGAGCATGATTAGAGGGGCAACCAGACCTATCTTTGCGTTAGATAATGATGATGCTGGTCGGGCTTGTACAGAAGACTTACGATTTAAAGCCATGGATATTGGACTATCGTCTTGGTTTTTTAACTACTCACAGACTGACCAGAAAGATGTGGGCGGCATGTCTCGTAAGGAAATAGAGTGGGGTTTGCAAAACGCTAGACACATACTAGGATTCATGCCATGAGCAGCAGTGCTAAGTGGATGGATGCAGGTCCTCTGCGCGATTATCTAGAAAAGGTCGCAGCAGATAACAAAGAGCGTGCTAAGTACTGCTCGTTCTGTGATAAGCCTACTGCAGACCATTGGGAAGCATTAAGAGGTTCACCCACTTTAATTAGGGCATGCAAAGAGTGTTGCCCAGAGGAGCACGAATGATTATTGGACTATCTGGCTACGCACAGTCAGGAAAAGACACTGTGGCTAACTATCTATCCGAGTACGGGTTTACTCGTCTTGCGTTTGCTGACCCTATACGTAAGCTTTTGTATCAGATGAACCCTATTGTTAAAGAAGGCTACAGAGTTAAAGGTGTTGTAGATGCTTACGGATGGGACAGGGCAAAGGTTGAATTTCCAGAGATACGAACTCTATTACAGAACTTAGGCTTGGGAGCTAGAGACCTATTTGGTGAGGACTTCTGGGTGCGACAGACTGTAAATTTAAATAGAGATAGTATTCAAAAAGATTTTGTTGTTACTGATGTTAGATTTATTAACGAAGCTAAAGCTATTAAACTAATTCCTAACTCACAGATATGGCGTGTTATTCGGCCTGGGGTAGAGGCGGTCAATGGGCATGTGTCAGAGACCGAGATGGATAATTGGAAGTATGACCAGACCTTCTTTAATGCAGGTACAATAGAGGACCTAAAAACAACTATTGCTGTAAGGATGCGGGATTTAAGATGATGCAGTATTGGTCTTGGGTATTAGCCACAATTGGTGTTACAGGTATATTTTTTGTAGGACGAAAGGCTATTTGGGGTTGGCTTCTACTTCTTTTTAATGAGTGCCTATGGATTATCTATGCAGTAACAACTGAGCAATACGGATTCATTGTTGCTGCTCTTGCCTATGCTGTTGTATACGTTAGGTCTTACATTCATTGGTCTAAAGATAGAGTCAACGAGCTACCCCTGTGACATTTACTGGCACCCTTCTACCTTACCAACCCGAAGCCGTCGACAAGATGTGCGAGCGCGGGAGGGTTCTAGTTGCCTACGACCTGGGTTTAGGTAAGACCGTGTTAACCATCGCCGCTATAGAAAGGCTGATGGATACCAAGAAAGTAAAAGAGCCTGGTCTTATAATTTGTCTATCCTCATTGAAATACCAATGGGCTGGACAGATTGAGAAATTCACAGGTGGAACTTCACGCGCTTTGGTTATTGATGGAACGCCAAAGAAAAGAGCAGAGCAGTACGCCGAAGCTATGGACTGGCGGAATACGGGGATTGATTACATCATCCTTAACTACGAGCAGGTTGTTAATGACTGGGATACCATCAAAGACCTACCAAGAGGATTCGTTGTCCTCGATGAAGCCACAGCCATTAAGTCCTTCAAATCCAAACGTTCCCGAGCAGTAAAGAAGTTAATCAATGCGCCGTATAGATTTGCACTCACTGGTACTCCGATTGAAAATGGCAAGCCTGAAGAGCTGTATAGCATTATGCAGTTCGTTGACGCCAGCGTACTTGGTAGGTTTGATATCTTTGACGCTGCTTTTATCGTAAGAAACTCTTGGGGAGCGCCCCAGTACTACCGCAACCTATCTACTCTTCACACTAAGATGAAGGAAGCCTCTGTACGTAAGGCACAGAAGGACCCAGATGTTGCACCGTATCTTCCAGATACAATTCACAAAGACCCTATGCATATTGTTTTTGACAGGGCATCATCCAAGTTATACACACGCATAGGTCAAGACTTACTATCTGACCTTGATGAGGCGCACGAGCTTTTTGGTTCTAATTTCAACATCATGGCTCACTACGGTATGGAGTCTCGTCGTGGTGGTCCTGAGGATGAGATGCGCGGTCGCATCATGTCCAAGATTGGCGCACTCAAGATGCTGTGCTCTCACCCAGACTTATTAAAGACTAC